CTATGAACCTACTACTAAACGAACATCTATTGGTAGAGGCAAAGTTAAAACTTCAACTATGAATAAACATAAAAGAAGAAGTTGGAAGAAGTATCGTGGACAAGGATAATGGTAACAATATCACCAGCAACAAAGTTTGCAGATGTAACTAGAGTACAAAGTGGACATAGTGAAACATTTTCAAGAACTGTTACTGCAAGTCCAGGCCCTCAAGAAACAATAGTATCTACAACACTTACATTACAAAGAGAATTTTTCAACTTAGTTTTAGAACCTGGCACAACTGCATCTACTGATACTATAATATTAGAAGATGGTTCTAATTTATTACTTGATGGTACTAATCTTTCTGGTGCAGATGCTGGAGATAAAGTATTAAGAGAAAGTGCAGTAGAAGATGCAACTTTATTATTAGAAGATGCAACAAATGATAGTGATGAAGTACAATCTAATCTTGATAAATTAATATACGAAGATTATGTCGCAGATACTGAACCAGACATTACAATAACAAATGGAGTTACTTCTGCAACAACATCTGGATTTTATAGTCGTAAGTTTAATGATATTGGATTTTTTTTACCTAGAGAAGAAAGTAAAGATAATAGGTTAGATGAAACTGAGTTAAAAGGTATAGACTTAATGCCGTCAACAGTAGAAGATACATCTGTAAATGGTATAGCTTATAATCTTGTTACTTTTAATCAAGATACTACATCATCATATACTTTTTTATATAATGTGACTGTCTGTTTTTTTAAAACGGAAACCGTATCAGAAACTGACCCTATTACTGGAGTGACAACAGAACACGAAATTAAACAACCAACTGAATGTAAAACATTTATGTTATCACACGATGTAGTAAATGATTATTCTTTTGCACCAAACTTTGTTGGTAATTATTATTCACCCTATCATCCATAAGTAATAAATAGTTAAAAAGGAATATTTATGGGATTATTAATTCACAACATAGGTGATTTAGATACACCTCATCCACCACCTTGTCCAGGCCAAGGAACTGTAATGGACGGTTGTGGCACAGTTTTAACTCACGGAGCTCCAGTCAGAACCATTGCACAAGGTAATAATAGTTTTCATCAATATAATGGTAAACCTTGTCCTTTTCACTCAAAAACTATAGCTTTTGGTTCAGCAACTGTTTTTGCAGAGGGTTCAAATGTTGGAAGATTAACAGATACTCTTGTACCTCCTTGTACTACTGCGTTACTTTGTAGAAAAAATACAACAGTATTTGCTGGTGGATAGGATAAGATATGGCATTAACAACTGGTAACTTATTATTTGATGCACAAATAAATAATGAAAAACGAAGTAATCGTATCTTTAAGGATTTAAGTTTAAACTTTAATCAGAATCCAGTTACTAAAGATATTACTAAAGTCACAGATGTAGAGGCAATCAAACGAAGTGTTAGAAATCTTATATCAATTAATCATTATGAAAAACCTTTTCATCCAGAGATAGGTTCTAATATTAGACAATCTTTATTTGAACCTTTAAATACATTAACTGCTGGAGTATTAACTCACAATATTACAAATGTTTTAGAAACACACGAACCAAGAATTTTATTACATAGAGTTGATTGCACACCAGACATAGACAGAAACGCTTATAATGTTAGATTAGATTTTTTTATTATTAACGCAACAACCGAACTAATATCATTTGAGTTTATACTAGAGAGAATAAGATAATGTCAAATAAAGAAAGATTAAGAATCACAGAATTAGACTTTGATGGTATTAAAAGTAATTTAAAAACATTCCTAAAAAATCAAACAGAATTTACAGACTATGACTTTGAAGGTTCTGGTATGAATGTCTTATTAGATGTTCTTGCATACAACACGCACTATCAAGCTATGAACGCAAACCTTATGGGTAATGAAATGTTTCTTGATACTGCACAACTTCGTTCTTCAGTTGTATCACACGCTAAACTATTAGGATATAAAGTAAGAAGTTCACGAGCAGCTAAAGCAATAATTAATGTTGAAGTTAGTGCAGTGACTGGTATATCAACAGCAACAATACCTAAAGGATTTTCTTTTCAATCATCTATTGATAATGTTCCTTACTTTTTCATTACAAATGAAGCAGTTACAAAATCTAGAGAAAATAATGTATTAAGGTTTGAAGGATTAGAAGTATTTGAGGGAACATTAATTACAACAAGGTATACTGTTGATGCAGATAATGTTGACCAAAGATTTATTGTACCAGATTTAAAAGCAGATATGTCAACATTAAAAGTTACTGTGCAAAACTCATCAACCGATTCTACTACTCAAACATATACAGAATCTGCCGATATAGTTCAAGCAACATCTACCTCTAACATATACTTCGTTCAAGAGGTTGAAGATGGACAACACGAAGTTTTATTTGGTGATGGTGTAATAGGTAAAAAATTATCTGATGGTAATATAGTTATTTTAGAATATATCGTTACTAACGAAACTTTAGCTAATGGTGCAACTAATCTTACTGGTTCTTCTCAGATTGGTGGTTCTACTGCATATACTGTTACAACAACAAGTGCAGCCTCTGGTGGTGCAACAAGAGAAACTATTGATAGTATTAAATTTAATGCACCTTTAGATTACTCTGCACAAAATAGAGCAGTTACAGTAAATGATTATAAAGTATTTGTAAGACAAGTTTTTCCAGATACTGCAGCTGTTTCAGTTTGGGGTGGTGAAGATAATGACCCACCAAAATATGGAGTAGTTTATATATCAATAAAGACTATTGATGGTAATACATTAACTAATTCTCAAAAGAGTACAATACAAAATTCTTTAAAACCTTATAATGTTGCATCTATTAGAACAGAAATAGTTGACCCAGAAACTATTCAAATTAGATTGACTACTAATTTTAAATATAATTCTACAATCACTACAAAAACTGTTAATGATTTAATTGCATTAGTAACAACTACTCTCACAACTTATAGTGCAAATACTTTAGAACAATTTAATTCACAATTTAGATTTTCAGATTTAATTGGACAAATAGATGATACTGATAATTCAATAACTTCTAATGTAACTACTATTCAAATGTCTAAAAAAATAACACCAACTCTTAATACTAACTCTTCATACGAAGTAAATTTTGGTAACTCAATATACAATCCACATAGTGGTCACGAAGCTGTCGTATCGTCAACTGGATTTAAAATAAGTGGAGATGATAATGAACTTTTTATTGATGATAAAGACGGTGCGTTAAGAACTTATTATTTTGTTGGTACAACGAAGACTATTGTAGATGCAAATTTTGGCACTGTTGATTATATTGCTGGTAAAGTATCTATACCTAGTGCAAACATAACAAGTATATCTAATGTTGATGGTGCAACATCTACACAAATTAGAATAGTTGCAGTCCCATCATCTCCAGATATTATACCTTTGAGAAACAATATATTAGAAATAGATTTACCTAATTCAACTATTGAAGGAAAGGTAGATACTGCAACCTCAAGTTCTGGTTCATCTGTTGCGACAACATCAGCTGCTGTTACAACTGCTGATACTTCTACATCTTATATTTCTACTGGAACTAGTTCTTCAAGTGGTTACTAATGTCTTCTACATTTGACAAAAAAATCTCACCCCTATTGCAAGAATTTGTTCCAGAGTTCTTAAAATCTGACCATCCAAAATTTGTAAAATTTTTAAAAGATTATTATAGATATCTTGAGTGTGGACAACTTACGATATCTGGTGAAGTAAATTATGTATTACAAGAAACAACTTCTACTAATTATATTCTAAATGAAAAAGGTGATGAGAATGTTGTATTAGAAGATTCTGTTGCAAAGTTTACGGTTGGTGAAACAATTAAAGGTTTAACATCTAATGCAACTGCGACAGTTTTGATTGATGACTTTGACGATAATCAAGTATTATATATTACCTCACAAAATAAATTTGAAACCAATGAAGAGATTCAAGGTTTAACATCTAATGCACGAGCCACTATTACACAATTTCGTGCAAACCCAATACAAAACATTCAACAACTTTTAGATTATGCAGATGTAGATAATACAATATATGATTTTCTAAGTAAATTTAGAGATTCATTTTTAGAAGGTATTAGTGAAACTGTTGCAAGTGGTGTATCAAAAAGACAACTAATAAAAACAATTAAAGACTTATATACTTCTAAAGGTACTATTGATGGACACAAATATTTCTTTAGATTACTATTTGATGAAGAAGCTGAAATAGTATTTCCTAGAGATAATATGTTGAGAGTTTCAGATGGTTTCTGGGACACAGAAATTGTTATGAAAGTTATAGAAACTGGCACATCAAACTTTGGTAATCTTTCAAATAAAGTAATAACTGGTAGAACATCTGGTGCAACTGCAAGGGTCACAACAGTTACTAAATTTACAGAGGGTGGTAAAGCATTTGCACAATTAAGAATCGCAGATAATTCTATCACTGGAACATTTCAAATAGGTGAAACTGTTTTCGGAACAGACCCTAATAATGATTTTGATATTTTTGCAGTCGTACAAGAAATTGTTTCTGGTGTTGATATTAGTAGGTCTGGTCAGTATTATGAAATCAATGACCCAGTAACTGTTATAGGTGGTGATGGTTTTGCAGAGATGGTTGTTGCAGATGTATCAAAAGGTAGAATAGATGAAATTATAATTGACGATTCTGGTACTGGTTATACAAATGGAGCTCAACTTCAATTTGATAATAGTGATACAGACGGAACTGGTGCAGAAGCAAATGTTGATATTGTAGGTGGTTCAATACAATTAGAAAATGCAACATCTGGTGATAACATTATCACGGATGAAAGAGAAAGTATTTTAGTTGATGATGTTGGTGATATAGAACAAGAAGATGCAACCTTTGAAAATATTAATATAGTTTTAAATAGAAGTGCGACTCCTCATGTTGATGCTGGTGATAATATAATTATTGAAACACCAGTTGACCCAGACAACTTTATTACAAATCATATTCAAATAGAAGACGATTCCGATGGTGTCACTAATATAGTTTTAAATGGAACAGATGCAAATAGTTCAAATGCAAATTCAAAAATACTAACAGAAGATTCGGTTGTTACGAGTGCAATACAAACTGGTGTATTAGTTGGTGAAGAAACAAATTCATCTGAAAGATTTAGACAATCATTACCAGTAGATAACGATAACGATTTTATATTAGAAGATGAATTAGGAAACTTTAGATTATTAAGAGAAGAATCTGAGCCAGAGTTCTTAATATTAGAACAAGATGCAACTGTTGACCATATTGTTCTTGATGGTACTAATGCAAATAGTGATGATGCAGACGATAACATAGTTCAAGAAAGTGATGGTGTTTCTAGAATCACTATGGAAATATCAGATAGTGATGATGTATTATTATTTGAAAACGAACAGTTTACTCAATTAGAAACTGCAACATTACCAACCCAAGAACAAGGTGAGATTACAAGAATAAGAATTACTAATGAGGGTAATGGTTACACAAAATTACCAACCATAACCGTATCTGGTGGAACTGGTGCAAAACTTCTTGCAAAATCTACATCTGGTGTTGGTGGTGTAACAGAAGTCGGTATTAGAAATTTTGGTTCTGGTTATAAAAATGATTCCGTTTATCATATACTAGAAGATGCGACTGTTACTGGTGAAGCAATACCTGGCCAAAAAATATTATTAGAGAATGAGGGTGAAGGTGATGCAATCTTAAATGAAGAAACAGTTAGAGATAGTGTAAGATTTAATAAAACTGTATTAGTAAAAGATATCGTTGGAACATTTGTTGCAACAGAGGGATTAACATCATCTCAAGGTACGATTGTATCTTTTGATAGTGGAAAACAAACTATTAAAATAAACTCAACGCACACACCAGAAGAGGGTGATTTAATTACAACTGGTACTGCAAGTGCAATAGTTGTTCAATGTTTGACTGCTGATGGTGAACTAACAACTGGTGCAACTGGTAGAACAACTGGTAACTTCATAGGTTCAAAAGGATTTGTATCTGAAGATACTATGAGAATCCAAGATTCATATTACTATCAAGATTTTTCATATGTTGTAAAAATAGGTGAATCAATTAATGAGTGGCGTGATAGTATTAGAACTGCAACACACCCTGCTGGATTTGCAGTGTTTGGACAAGTTACTATTGCATCATTAGTCAACGCACAACTTACAATACCTACTGGTTCTGAAATTTCTGGATATGTGGGTGATACTGAAACATTTACTCCAGAACTTGCATCTACACTTACAACACTATTCACAACTGTATTTGGTCGTAGGTTAGGTACAACAAGTGATGGAACAACATTAAATACTGCACCAGCCATAGGTTATCAAGAAAATACTAGTGGTGGTGGAACAGTATTACCATCTGGTAAAAGAGAACTAACATTATCAAGTTCTGTTTCTATTACAATGGGAGGTGCAACCTCATCATCATTTGCACCTTTCTTAGTTAACCTTGCAAAATATGGATTTATGCAAGAGGGATTTTTAAGTGATGATGAAAATGTAGATACATACTTTACTATTGACCAATTTAAAGATGTTAAAATAAATGAAGTATCTGTTACTGGTGGATTTAGTGATACTGATGAAGAGAACTTTGATTCCACAACAAGGTTCTTTGATGAAAGTAGAAACTTCATACCAACATCTGCATTTACTACAAGAATTAATGTACCACCAAGAGGCGAGTTAAGAATTACTAAAACTGGAATGTTCCAAACATTTGATATGGACTTTAGAACATTTGATGATATTAGACAAACATTTGATGAAGACAATGCTGGTGGTAAGACAATAGATACATTGGGTCAAGACTTCTTAGACTTCTCTGAGACAAGTAAAACATTTGACTCAACAAGTACGAAGTTTGATGTAGGTTTTGCTGGATTAACTAATCCACTAGACTTCTCACAAACACTATACAAATTTGATGATACACTAGGTGGTGATTATGCAAGATTTGATGCAGACTTTAGTGTTTCACAAACTGCAAATATAACAACTACATTTGATGCAAGTGCATTTAGATTTGATGCAACTTTATCAGATATGGGATTAACTTTTGATAATACTGCAACTTAACCTTTATAAATAAAAGTAGATAATAGGAGATATAGGAATGGCATATCAATCTATCGGACTTGGAAGTTCAGCAAATGATGGGACAGGCGATACCCTCAGAGCTGGAGGTGACAAGGTAAACGATAACTTTGTAGAACTGTACACATTATTAGGTACTGGTTCTGCTTTAACTTCTGGGATGAGTGCAACTGCAACCGTAGTTACACTAACAGCCCCAGTAATCGCCACAAGTTTAGACTTAAATGGTTCTGAACTAATATTAGATGTTGATGCAGACACTTCAATCACTGCTGATACAGACGATACAATAGATTTTAAAATAGGTGGTGCTGATATATTTCAGATGACTGCAACTAAACTTGACCTTAATGGTAAAGAATTAGTTTTAGATGCAGATGCTGATACATCTATCACTGCCGATACAGACGACACTATTCACTTTAGAATAAATGGTGATGACGATATTACTTTTACAACTGGTATTATTGATGTAAAGAATAGTGGTTCACAATCACAAGTAAGATTATATTGTGAATCTTCAAACGCACACTACGCTGCTATCCAAGCACCAGCTCACGCAGTGTTTGCTGGTAACATCACAGTCACACTACCAAACAAAACATCAACACTTCAAGGTTCATCAACTGAAACTATTACTGGTGCTGGTGGTTCTAATGCATTAGATAAAGATACTGAAGTATCACTTCTAAACACTGGTAGTGGTACTGCATCACTTACTCTTGCAGCTGGTCGTTTTGTTGGCCAAAGAAAAATAATCATTATGACCGTTGCTGGTAACAACGCAACAATGACACAATCAAATGGTAATCTAAACTCTACCAATGTTTCAACAAGTATTGTATTTAATGCTGTTGGTGAAAGTGTTGTTTTAATTTACAATGGTTCAAACTGGAATGTAGTTTCTAGTAACGGTGCAACCATATCATAGGATAAATTATGGCTGTCTTTCAACTTCCAACTGATGGTATCGCAGACGGTGCTATCACAACTGCAAAGATTAATGCATCAGTTAGTCTCGGTGCATCTGTAAATGTCATACTTGACGGAACAGATGGTGGAGGTTCAAATGCTGGTGATAATTTAATTCTTGATGGCACAGACGGTGCTGGTGCTAATGCTGGTGATAAAGTTCAACACGATGATGTCCTAGATGCAAATGCCATTCCTCAATCTTTTGGACAACAAGCACAGTTTAGAGCAAACACTAAATTTTTAAATGAAACACTTACGATTCCTCAATCAGTTAATGCAATGGCAGTAGGGCCTCTCACGGTCACTTCTGGTAATACATTGACAATAGAGGGAGATGTTGTTATACTCTAGGTAGATTTTATGGGTACATTAAAAGTAGATAATATACAAAAAGAAGACGGAACTGCTGTAATTACTAATGGTGAGATTCCATCAACAGTATTAAGAAGTTCTAATGTTGGTTTTACATTACTTTCAACACAAACAGCATCTTCTACTGCTACTATTAATTTTGATAGTAGTGTGATAACAACTGACTATGAATCTTATTATGTTATTATAAACAATTTAATACCAGCGACAAACCAAACAACTTTAAGGTTTAGATTTTCTACTGATAATGGAAGTTCATATCTTTCTGAAAATTATGCTGCAAGAAGTTCTGGTGGTAAAGCTCAAACTGGAGCAGATTCTAGTGGTTCATCAAATAATGCAGCTTACTATGACCACGGCTTTTATCTTCATAATGGTGCAAATGAAGGAAGTTCTTACGAATTTCGTTTTAATAATCTAACTGTATCTGGTGGTGGTCATAAAAGCTTTTTTGGTCATTATTTCTCAGATTACGGTGATGATACAAATTATTATGGTGGTGATATAAATGGGTTGGTTATTAAGAATTCATCAAGTGTGAATTATATACAATTTTATATGGCAAGTGGAAATATATCATCAGGCACATTTAAACTTTACGGATTAATTTAATGGGTACATTAAAAGTAGATAACATACAAAAAAGAGATGGTACTGCACTTATCACAGATGGAGCTGCATCAACTAATTTACTTTCTCAAGCTGCATTAAGAAGTGCTGGTGTTGGTATGATAAAATTATTTTCATCTACATCATCTTCTGGTGTAGCAAACTTTGATATAGATAGTACAATCATAAATTCTACTTATGATAATTATAAAATTATTGCTGGGTATACTCACCCCACAGATAATGTATATGCTTATGTAAGGTTTTTTGTTGGTGGCACTATAAAAGAAGTAGATTATAGTTACGAAAATGGTGCAAACACAAGTTCATCATATAGTTATGATGCTTATGATGCAACATCTATGTCCGTAGGAGGAGCAGGAGGCAACAGCACAGGTACAAATTTAGAAACACATACACTTTGTTTTGATTTAACTAATGTAAACAGCACAACTGTTGCTACAAGAATACACGGATTTCAATATGGTGGTGCTACAAATTCCAATACTGTTGGATATTGCTTTAATTGTGGACAAGATGTTAATAGTGCAACTGATGTTGTAAATGGAATAAGAATATATGTGAGTTCAGGAAATATAGTAATGCGACATTTTGCAATTTATGGAGTAGTTAGTTAAAATGGGTACATTAACAGTAGATAATTTAAACTTAAAAGGTTCTGGGTCAGTTTCATCGGTTGGTAGAATATTACAAATAGTGCAAACTTCTAAAACAGATGATTTTTCTACAACAAGTACATCATTTGTAGATGTAACTGGATTTTCTGCAACTATAACACCATCAAGTACATCAAGTAAAGTGTTAGTAATGGTAAGTTCTAATACATCAACAAGTGGTGGTAATAATGGAATGATGAAATTAGTCAGAGGTAGTACAGACATATTTATTGGTGATGCAGACGGTTCAAAGGAACAAGCATCTATTCAATCAAGAATAAATGACACCAATTCTAGTTTAACTCTTACTTTTAATTTTTTAGACTCACCAAGTACAACATCTGCAACAACTTACAAGTTACAATATAAAGTACAAGCAGGAACTGGTACAATAAACAAAACTCAAGCAGATTCAGATAATGCAACTATAGCAAGAACTGCATCATCAATAATTTTAATGGAAGTGAGAGGATAATGGATTTACATAAAGCAATAAGAGCAATACATACCTCAGTAGTAACCATAAATGGTAGTACAGAAAAAACTATTGTTGCAACAGATAAAGATAACAAAGAAGTAACTATTGATTGGACAAAGGTTAATGCTTGGACAGACCCAGAACAATATAAAATTGATAGAGAGAATGAATATCCAAGTATTAAAGACCAACTAGACGAAATCTATCATAATGGAATTGATGGTTGGAAAACAAAAATTAAAGCGATTAAAGATAAACACCCTAAAGGATAAAAAATGGCATATATTGGAAAAGAACCTTCGTTTGGTGCATTTGAGAAAGACATCTTTACTGGTGATGGTTCAACTACACAATTTACTTTGACTCATACAGTCGCATCTGCAACTTCAATCATAGTTTCTTTAGGTGGTGTTATTCAAGAGCCTGGTAGTGCATATGATATTGCGATGGTTAGTGGTGTACAAAAAATTAATTTTGCATCAGCACCAGCAAATTCTGTAAGATGTTTTGTAGTTTATCTTGGTAGACAACAATTAGTTTCTGCAAGAGCAGTTACAGACACAACTCCAACGGTAGATACTTTCACTGGTGATAATTCAACAACTGGATTTACTTTATCAAGAGTTCCTCAAAATCCATCATCAACTGTTATCGCATTTGTGAATGGTGTGTTTCAAAAATATACAACTAACTTTTCAATCTCTGGTTCAACAATAACTTTTACCTCTGCGCCAGGAACAGCTGCTGTCATAGTGGTGGTTCATTTATCTACGACAAATGAGATTAATATTGGAGGTGTAAGTGATAATGCAATCTCTACTGCAAAACTTCAAGACGATTCGGTAACAAATGCTAAAGCTGCATTTACTTATTCATCATCATATTTTACTGGTGATGGTTCTACAACTGCGTTTACAATTACAGCAGGACATACAGTTAATAGTGTTATCGTAACAGAAAATGGAATTGTTCAGAAACCAACCACTGATTATGGTGTGTCTGGTACAACTTTAACTTTCACAACTGCACCAGCAAACACAGTACAGATTGGTGTCAGATATTTAGTAGTATAGGATAATTAAATGACTACAAAAATTACTGGTGACAATATTACCGATGGTTCAGTTACAACAGATGATTTAAATGCAGCTGCAAAGTCAAGTGGTGCAACTGATGGTAATGCTTTTAATATTGGTGTATTAGGATTTAAAATTGCAGTCAATGAAGGTTTAACAATCTTTAATTTAGTTGATGGTGTCGTTGATGAGTTTAACAGTGAAAGTGGTATAGACACAGCAGAAAATGTAACTGCACGATATGATTCAAGTTCCGATTTCTATTCAAATTTAGATGGCCCTAATCCTATTCCATCTCCACAAGCATCTTTAACTCAAATAACATCAACTGGGCCTAGTACATATAATGTTGAACCTACAACAACTGTCGTTAAAGTTTTTGCACTTGGTGGCGGAGGTGCTGGTGGTGGTTCTGGGCCTGGTAATGGAGGCGGCGGCGGTGGTGGTGCTGGTGGTGTATTTTTAGATGCTGATGTTCCAGTAACTGGTGGTTCTGGTGTTGCAGTAAATGTTGGTGCTGGTGGTGAGGGTCATTTTGTACCTAATCACCCATCTTATCCAAGCCCAAGTACGCCTGCACCAAATAGACCAGTAGAGTGGCCACAGTATGGCCCATTTACTGGAGGGCCTAGTGGTGCAACTACACCTCAAGGTGGTACTCGTTCAAAACCAGGCGGTGATACAACTTTCGGCCCAACAGTTACGGCAGAGGGTGGTGGTGCTGGTGGACACGCATATACTGTTAATGAATCTTCTCAAGACCCATTATTTCCTGGCTTAGAATATACAGATGGTGCTCCAGGCGGTTCTGGTGGTGGTGGTGGGCAAGGTGAAGGTGTAGTAGGTGAAGGTGAAACTGGAGAAAATAGACATCCTGCTGGTGATTTCACACAACAAGGATTTGATGGTGGTGAAATTCGTCCAGGCTCTAATTATGGTGGCGGTGGAGGAGGTGGCGCTGGTGCCATAGGTGGTGATGCACCACCATCTGTTGGTGGTACTGGAGGTGCTGGTATTGCAGTAGGGCCTCCCAACCCACAATTAAATTGGTTTCCTGCTGGTTATGGTCATCCAGATGGTTATGTCGGTGGTGGTGGAGGTGGTGGTTCTTATCATCCAGGCGCTAAAGTTGAAGGTGGTGTTGGAGGTGGTGGAGACGGAAGTCATCAACCAGGCCCAACTACAACTCCAGCAGAAAATTCAAGAGGTGAAGATGGTGTTGCAAATACTGGTGGTGGAGGTGGTTCTTTTGGTGGAGGGCCAGGTGGTTCATATGCAGACCATAGAGGTGGTTTAGGTGGTAGTGGACAAATAGTTGTATTAGAAATGGAGTCTTTAACTTCATCTGCAAGTAGTACATTAGTATCAGATACATTTACTGCAAACTCAGTACCAACAAAAGCAAGAATAGTTTTATTTGCAGAGATAAATGATGATTTAAATACAGATGTAGCAGTTTCTGCAACTAGAGATAATACAACCTTTGATGCAATCACATTAACAGATACTGGTTATGTAAGTGGTAGTAGTGGTACAAAAATATTTACTGGTTCTACTCCATTAACTGGAACTGCAAGTCCTCAAGTACAAGTTCGTTGGAAAATAGTTGGAAGTAATCAAACTGCTGAAAATAAAATACACGGTGTTTCATTACAATGGGGATAAGTTATGACAACAAGAGTTGATGGTATTAATATAACCGATGGTGTTATAACTGAAGCAAAATTACAAACAAGTTTAAATCCATCTAGTGCAATAGATAGTAATGCATTTAATGTTGGTGTATTAGGTTTTAAACTTGCAGTTAATGATGGTTTAACTGTATTCAATTTGATAGATGGTGTAGTAGACGAATTTCACGATAACACTGGTGTAGACACATCTGAAAGTACAAATACAATATATGATTCATCTGGAGATTTTTTCGCAAACCAACAAGTAAATAATGTTGAATTATTATTAACTACAAGCACTGCTCATCTTGCTGACCCATCTCAAGCACCAATTTTAACTTACAA